CACGCTTAAACGCGAATGAGAAATCCGTACGGGAATTACCCCGTGTCGGACAACCCCTCACGTTTTGTGTCTAAAACTTTAGACTCCACCCAAAGAGGGAAAACCTGGGTTTACACCCAGGGACCCATGTCCGTCCACTCTCCCGAGGGACAGAACGTGCGTACCTTCTTTATTCTCGTACGACCTCGTATCGAGTATCCCCTTGAGTCAGACCCGTGTCCCCCTGCGAGTTTTGGCTGACCGAGTTTTGCAACTCGGCCGGCCCAAAGCGCAAGGTCCCGGACATCTGAATCTCGGGGCACTGAACGATCCCACGTTTGGGACGCAGACATTGCACAATAAAGCGCATAGCCTGCGGGCCACTCTCCACTGTCGCCTTTTGGGCGGTGGAGGATGGCACGTTCCTGGAAGGAGTCGAAGACGTATCCGCACCATCCGTCTCTTGCGAGCGGTGGGGCAGCGTCATCGAAGTCACTGATGAGGTGACCATCTCCAAAGCCCTCAGGACCTTTCCGACGGTGTCGGGCAGGAATCCCGCCAACAGCACGATTATATACATCCAAAAGAGGCAGAGCGCACCCATCCTTACGGATGAGAGTATTCCACCTCTTGGCGATGCGTTTAATTGTGTTTGCGGCATAGAAGGCTTGCGTAAGTTTATCTAGCTTACGTTTCCACAGGAACGGACGTACAAGTTCCCCGCTGAAGTAATCGTGACCACATGACTCGTAGAATAAACCCTCTCTGAAGGTCTTCTCCGTGTTTATGTCAAAACCGATTACACCAGTGACCTCTTGGAAAAGGTCAAACGCTTCCGCCGGGATGATAACATCATCCCCATACACCGACAAGTTCTCACGAACAGTCGACTCGATCCCTAACTCATCACAGCACGCTTTCGCAATGCTGTAGAAGATCAAGGTCTCGAGTTCAAAGGTGTATGCGTTGCCCATTGAGGAAAACTTGTGAAAGTTTACCCAATGTTTGCCGTCCCAGTAACTGGGACTGCGGCAACGATCTAAAAATGCTACCCATTCGATTGGGAGCAGATTTAGAACTGCGTGATATGCGATTGTGTCGGACGCCGACCGAAAGTCGACGGTTGCAAGCCGTTTCACGATGGCTTGCAGGGCTAGTACTTGATTGACTGATTGGTCATCCAAGTCTATCCCGATCCTTTTTAAACACTTTCGCATCCACGTTCCGATACCCTTCTGCATTAAGCCGTTTAAAAGCGGCTCGATACAGATGGGTCGGTCCGTGGTAGCGTTCTTGGGGACAAAGGCTAACTGTGATCCAAACACGAGTTTTACCTCGTGCAGGCCTGGCTCAATCCAACCAGGAAACTCTTGGAGAAACTCCTCGAGCCCCACAGTCATTGCGTCGGTGCACTCTAGGTCAGCAATGACCTTGTTGTACGGCGATGTTTCGCCGCGCACACCAAACGTTGCCCCTGGACCGAACCTGAAGTCCATTGCTTCAAGGCTAGGCACGTCACCGAGTATGAGAGCGATTTTACGTTGCGCAGCAGAAATGATGCGTTCAACGCGGGGTGCGAATAACGACCCCGACTCTCTTTCCCGGAAGCGTGCATTCACCTTCATGCATTTCACTTCAGCAGCTAGGAACTTCTTTCGAGCTACCGCCTCAGTATCTATCCCTGTTTCCAGGTACGGATATTTGGCTAAGAGATTTACACTCTGGTAGTCTAGGAAGAACTTTGCTGGGTCTTTGTAGTGCTGGGAGTTTATCTTTTTCTCCGCCAGCTGTGCGTGTTCCCCATGTTTCCACATGAGATAACACGACAGACTTACGGGGGTATTGAGACTCTCCCACACTCTGGGGGCTAGGTCTGAGGCTGAGACCCGGCACTTCAACCTATCCAGGCTGAAGGCTCCGCTTCGCTTAGC